TGTTAATGAACAATTGATTTATTGGCACCTGTCGTGCGATTTAAGCGACTTTAAATTTTTGAGTGTAATTGGTCGCAATGATTATTAAAACAACCCCCCGCCCCCTAGACGTCCCAGGAAGAGCACACACATTACCAACGTCTTGTGATAGAAACAATTTTTGAAAATTTTTAGGTAGGGGGGGTCACCCAGCAAACGGAAGGAGGTATAAAAATGAAAAAAGTGGATAAAGACGTCAACGACGGGAAATTATCACGTACACCGCCAGCTTACTTAGGCCGGCAAGCTAAGGTCGTTTGGCGTCGATTGGTGCCTTTTTTAGAAGAAAATACCCCGGTTAAACGCATTGATAGCGGGCTTGTAGAACAATATGCTTCCCAATATGAGATTTATCGCAATGCGTATAAACATATTCAAGAAAACGGTGAAGTCCAAGAAATCTATAAAACGTTACAAGATCAGACCGGTAAAATAATTGGCCGGGACTCCATGGGCTACAAGCGTAATCCCATGACACAAATTTACGACTCAGCCGTTAAGAATCTAACTAAACTAGGCGCTGAGTTGGGACTATCTCCTAAGTCACGTAGCGATTTGCTCAAGTTAAGCTTAGATGACCACAAAGACGAGCGTAGTGTTGCTGATCGAATGAAAGAATTTTTGGGAGGATAAAAATGAAGATTGATTTAACCCAAACCCATGATGTTATTGGAGCTTATCAAGCATTAGATTGTTCAGAAGTTCGCCAGCAATATACTGACCCAGGCACAAAATATGCTTTTGATGTCCTCGATGAGAAGGTAACTACTGGTTATTTGATTAAGCTAGCAGCTTTTCGCCATATTCGAGACTTGCAACGACAAGGTAGTATTGAATTTCCGTTTAATTATTCAGTTAAGAAAGTAGATCAAGTGCTTAAATTTGCTTCTATCTGTCCGAATGTTGATACAGGCGAACCAACTAAGCTTATGCCATGGCAAAAGTTCATTATGGCTATGCTAATTGGCTGGCGTAATGATGACGGTGGCAAGCGATTCTCAAGGGCGATTGTTTCCGTTGCTCGTGGTCAAGGTAAAACTTACCTTATGGCGATTATCACTGCCTATAGTTTTTTAATTGAGTCATTGGGACTATCTAACCAAGACTATTTAGTTTCATCAATTAATTATAAACAAACTAGTAAAATCCTAGGCTACATTAAGTCGATGCTAGCCAAGATTGCAACTGTTGAACCGTTTAAAACACTAATTCAAGATAGTGGATTAGATACACGGACACTTTCATCGCAGGCTGACCAAGTCACAATGAGTAAGACTAATAACAAATTACGGGCGATTAGCCATGAAGCAGGCCAGTACGATAGTTTCCATTTTACAACGGCTATATTTGATGAAATTGGTGAAATTAAGACACGACAAAAGATTTCTAAAATTGTTTCGGGCCAAGTTAAGGTACGTAACAAGCAATTTATTCAGATTTCAACAGCTTATCCAGACCCAACTGTGCCATTCCATGATGATGAGCGTATGATTCAGCAGGCTATGGAACAAGATTATTTGCGCGATGCTGATACATATTTGGGGCTTATTTGGTCGCAGGACAATCTGAATGAAACTTATAAGCCCGATACGTGGGTTAAAAGTAATCCCTTACTAGATTTACCAAGTCAACGAGAAGTGCTGTTAAACGGCTTGACAGACAAGCGTGATTCTGACGCTTTGTCAGGCACACTCAACGATTTCCAAAATAAAAACCTTAACTTGTGGCTAGAACAATCGGCAGACAGCTTTTTGAAACTGCCTGACGTTGAGCGAGCTATTATACCATCATTTAGTTTTGATGATCGGCAAGTTTATATTGGTTTTGACTACTCAATGTTTAGCGATAACACGGCACTAGCGTTTGTATTCCCTTATCGTGATAATAATGGCAAGCCACGATGGTTTATTTATCAGCATAGCTTTATTCCATGGCAGAAAGCCGGTTCGATTGAAGCTAAAGAAAAGCAAGATGGTATTAATTACCGGGACTTAGCTCAGAAGGGATTCTGTACAATTAGTAACCATCCGCAAGGGCTAATTAATGACGAGCAGGTTTATCAGTGGTTACTTAACTTTGTTGAGCAGCATCGACTGGAAGTTGTTTTCTTTGGCTATGATGCGTGGGGGCTAACGCCTACAATCAAGCAATTGGAATTAAATTCCGGTTGGCCATTACAAGCCATTCGGCAGCGGACTAGTGAATTGAAGGATCCAACTAAGTTTTTGCAGACGATGTTCGTTGAAGGGTCAGTAGACCGCTTAGATGATCGAATTATGGAAAAGGCATTACTGAATGCTGAAATTTACGAAGATAAGATTGGCATTCAAGTCGATAAAGCTAAGGCTACATTGAAGATTGATGTGGTCGATGCGTTAATTGATGCCTTGTTCCAAGCCATGTATCACTTTGAAGACTTCTCAGACGTAAACAATCCTGATAAACAGGTCGAACGTATGAACGAAAAACAAGTTCTTGAATGGTTTAATAACCCGGAGTCGGGATTGTTAGGAGATGATATTGATGATTTTTAAACAATTTTTTGCGACTATCTGGCATTACTTTGACGTGTTGTGTTTTATTCTAGGCATAATTGCCGGGGTATATGCAGCCTTTTTATTTGGAAAAGCCCAAGGCGTTCTAGCAATTGCTGTAGCTTTATTTTTAGTCGGCTGGCTTTCGGAAGTCGTCACAGCTAGCCAAAAAGGAGGTGATTAACAATGCCTTTCTTTAAGCCACCAAAAGCAATAAATAATTCAGTTAGTATTCAAAGTGTGCCAGTAGAAGACGATAATATCGTTAGCTTTCTGTCACCAACTGGCGATAATGAGTACGTCAGTGCCAAAGAAGCTTTGAAAAATTCAGATATTTATTCAGCAGTTAATCAAATATCTGGAGACCTAGCCACAGTGCAATTAACGGCCAATATGCCACGAGCACAAGGGATTTTAAACAATCCTAGCACGACAACTAACGGTCACACGTTTTGGCAGTCGATGTATTCGCAATTGCTATTAGGTGGTGAATGCTTTGCATACCGCTGGCGCAATCCTAACGGTTTAGATTTACGCTGGGAATATTTGCGACCTAGCCAAGTGCAAACCTACTTATTAGATGATGGCAGTGGCCTAACATATACAGTTACCTTTGACGAGCCTAATTTAGGCGTGCTTCAAAATGTACCGCAGTCTGACATGATTCACATTCGATGGGCTAGTACCGATGGCGGTATGACGGGTAATAGTCCTTTAAAAGCATTATCGAATGAGTTACAAGTCAAGAATTCATCTAACAATTTAACGTTGGCTGCATTAGCACGTTCAATTAGTGCTCCGGGCGTCCTATCTATTCAGCACGGTGGGCTGTTAAGTGAGAAGATGAAGGCCAGCCGCTCACGTAACTTCATGAAACAGGTTAACAGCTCAAACGGTGGCCCGGTAGTTATTGACCAACTTGAAGATTACAAGCCACTCGAAATGAAAGCCGATGTTACTAAGCTGTTAAGCCAAACAGATTGGACGAGTAAGCAAATTGCTAAAGTTTTCGGCATTCCTGATAGCTATTTAAACGGCCAAGGCGACCAGCAAAGTAATATTGACCAGATTAAAGGGATGTACACCAATGCCCTTAATCGCTATTTACAGGCGATTATAGCCGAGTTGGATAATAAGCTTAATGCTAAGATTACAGCCAATATACGAACTGCTGTAGACCCATTGGGAGATTCATACGCAACTACCCTATCAGGGCTAACTAAGGATGGCACAATTGCCCATAATCAAGCAACTTGGTTACTACAACAGACTGGTTATTTCCCAGATGAAATGCCTGAAGCTAAACCAGAAAAAGGAGGTGATAATGATGACAAAGAAAGTAATGATTAAAGGCGATATTGTTGATGATCAAACAGCCGGTTTCTATCAGTTCTTTGGAATGCCAGCAGTATCACCTTCGGGTGTTGCTGACA